CGTAACATTTATACCATCAAATTGTGTAGTTGTAGATGGTTGACCTGTGCTTGGAACTGATGTTTCATTTAAAGAAACAACTTTATAACAACCAAAAACTTTTGCTAAATTAGAATGAGATCCAGCAACTGTAGATTGAGGAGATGCTCCTCTGTAAGGTGCACTTGTTCCTCTAGTACAACCTGTTAGTTGATGTGTAGACCTTCCTGTATATTCTATAACTTCATTTTGATATGTCCCAACCTTTAAAGGATCGCTTGTATCACTAGCTGTTAATACTTTTTCTATTATAATAAAACCTGAAGTAGGGAACTGGGATCCATCAGTTAAATTAATTGTAGTAGCAGTATCTGTTATTGCTCCATTTAATGTTGTAGACATTTGTAGTGTCGATATTGCAACACCACCCACCGGTGATTTTACATTTCTAAGTCTAACAAAATCATTAACTTCTAAATCACCATTTGGAAAATCTATTTTTAAAGTTGTGCTTGTAGCTGTCGTAGTAATTGGATTATTTGGTAAAAAATCTTCTGTTGGAAATTCTGTTCTTGCTGGTCTTGCTCTTTGTAAAGCTTGAGGATCTGCATTAGTGGGTTTAGGTTGTAGTTGTGGTTGTTTGGGCTCGTACTCTGAGTTATGTACCAACGCACCATTCCATTCCCTAACCATTTCATTATATGGAAAAGCCAAACCAGAACGATCTGATATCGCTAAAGCATGTTTACCTTGTGCAAAACTAGACATTAACTAACTCCTGGAAAATATATTTTAGGTGATATGTAAGTTGAGTTAGAAGAACCATCCTCAGACTCGGCTCTTTTTAATTCATCTTCATATAATAATTTTAATTCCTGTACTCTTGGTGGTGCATATTTTAAAGCTAGATAATAAGATAGACCCATTATCATACAAGGTATAAATCTGTAAGGTACATCAGTTGCATTAGTGTAAGCTCCTACATCATCAATTCTTTTTGTATAATAGAAATTTATAAAATCACCTGCTTGTGAGCTACCTGGTGTTAAATATAAAGTCATAGTAACTTTATCTACAAATCTTTGAACCCAGTATTGAGTGGGTAAACCTAAATCTGTTTTATTAGAAAATGCTTGATACTGAGATCTACTAATTCTTGTCATAGGTGTATCAACACTTGTAGTATCTACTCTGTAATTTGCTTCTTGAATATCAGTCATACCTCTTGGAGACTGTAGAACAGTATCACCACTTGCATGAGTTGCAGCTGTAGTGCCATTAACCCCTCTCACACATCCTGTAAGATTTAAACTAGAAATTCCTGTGTAAGTAATATCTTCTGTACCAATAGTTAAAGTACCTGCTGTTGGAAAACCCGTGATCGCGGTCAAGGGAATAGTTGTAACTGCTGCATCTATTCCTGCACTAAGTGTAGTGCTTACGCCATCAGATACACCGTCAGCCGTAGATCTAAAAAATGTATAAACAGCTTGGCCATTTACTAAAGTTACGTTTTGATTTTTTACTTCCCAAAATTGTAAACCTCTATTACCCCATTCAGAAAATAGAATATTTAAAGATCTTTTAGCAGTTTTTAATTGATAGCCAGAAACACCTTGAATGCCAATACGCTCATAAGCATCTTCAATAATTTCATCAATGCCTAAGTTCTTATCAAAAGTATAAGAACCTGAAGTCGTATTAGCCATGAGCTTACGCTCCTGTAATAGTTAATGTAACGCTACCGTCTGTACCAGTAGTTTGAGTTAACGTAGCACAAACTCCATTTTGGAACAAGATACCTGAACCGGGAATATAAACTTCTAGTCCCTCAGTTTCATATCTATAGATAGCTTTTAAATTACCTGCTGCTGCGTCTCCTGCATCAGCTACGTCATGTAGAGATAAAACAGAACCTGCTTCTCCTCTTCCTTGAATTGATGTAACTCTAGCTCTAGCTCCTAATAAAACAGAGGCTGCCCCTGTAGTTTTGTTAAGAGTTGTTTGGTCACTTGAAAATGAACTCATATTTTTCTCCTTAAAATTTTAAATGTGGGCCGAAGCCCACACTAATTAATTATTATAAGTCTGCTGCGTCTTGAACAGAATTATTTTGGATGTACATTACAGTAACTGTAGCTGCACCAGTAGTACCATCACCATTAGCTCCTGTAAAATCAGCAAGAACTTGTATGTCAGTTGTACCAACATCAGTTGCCTCTGTATCTAAAGTACCATGAGTAGTTGCTAAAGCTTTAACATTAACTCCATCTAAAAATGCATTAGCATCTGCAATTGTTCCAACTGATATAGTTGCTGCACCAGTATCATTGTTTACTGTAGTAACATTTAAAATTACATCTACGATTTGTGAGTTTGCTGGAATTACTGCACAAACTTGATTTAAGTGTGATGCACCTATGATGTCAGCTTTTACAGACTGAGCCATAGTTACAAAACCTACGTTTGCAATGTTAGTTCCAACAGTTGTTCCTGTTGTATTTGAAATCGTTCCCGCTTTTACTGGTCCCGAAAAAGTAGTATTTGCCATGATTATTCTCCTAGTTAAATTCTACATAGTCTCTAGGCCGTCGACTATACTGCGTCCATGCAGAATATTAATTTATGTATAGTGCGAATATTATATGTTATTTTTAAGTGGAGTGCAAGAGATCCCTAGGTATTTATGCATTTCAGCGATGTAGCTTTTGTCTAAGTAGCTACAGAAACTTGTGGAGCAGAACCTTCTACGTTGTTCTGTAAGTGAGCAATCCTAGCTTCTTCAAGCTTGATCTTAGTAATGACTTCTCTAACTTTGTCATCAATTCTGACCATTTCAAGAGTATATCTATCTTCATTAATATGCTCCTGTTCCCACTTCAACTCCAAGGACCTTTTTGCTTTGTATAGGTCTTGTATCATTAATAACCTCTTCATAAGTTATTCTATTTATTCCCGAATGATAGCTATCTCCGAGATATTCCCAGACTATACTATTTTCTCCGAGTTTGTCAAGTATAGCTTTTTCAACTAATTCTGGTGTGTCTTCAACATGTTCAATACTAAATTTAGCATGGTGATTGTAAGCCCAGATATTGATGAGAGTTTTTTTCATATTATCACTTTCGTAGTTAAATGTGGCGGAACTATGTCCCGCCACAAAATATTTAAGTATTAAGCTCCTGGTGAAGCGAAGATACCTCTATAGTCAGATACGCCAAAAACGTATCTTTCTCTAGCTTTGTATCTAACATTACCAGTATCGAAATCCCCTTCCATTTTAGTAGACATAGGAGTTCTTTGGAAATGTTTCATACCATTTGGCACGTCTGTAATAATAAAGAACGCATCAGTGTCTGTTAAGTAATTATTAACAGAGTAACCTTGAGGAATCATCCCCATAGATTTGATAGCATTGATATCATTATCAGCAGTTCCAACTCTACCAGCAGAAGCCATAAGTCTTTCAGCTGTGAATTGTAGTGCAGATGGGATAATCATCTTCATACCCTTAGCAGCAATTTTTAGACCTCTTTCGTCAGTCATTGCAGCGATATCAATTAATGATTGCTCCAATGAAGTTTCGTTAAGGTCAGCCGCAGTTGCTAGTGTGTTAGACACAGTTCCAGCAAGTGTAGGGTGATTAGTAGCAAAAAGAGCTGATCCATCACCTGAAGTGAATGTACCAAATCCGTTATTAAGCGGATTAACTGCTTTTACTTGCTTAGTTTGAGCCATAGATCTTGCTAAAGCTTTAGTGTATCTAGAAGCCAGTCTGTCATATAGATTGTCCTCAATTGCTTCCTCAGTGATAGCAAAAGCGAGAGCAATAGTCTCGTTAGTGTATCTAGCTGTGAAAGTTTCTTGAGCGTTATCATATGTAACACCTGAACCTTCCGGTTTCACTTGTGCTTGTGCAAAACCACTCAACATTACTTCTTCTTCAAAAGCTCTGTCAGATGACTCTGTAGCATAAATATCAGCTGACTGATTTTCATACTGTTTGTACTCCAGGCCGAATAAAGCATTCAATCCTGGCTCTAACTCTTTTACGAGTTGGTTTCTTGATATAGCCATATTTTATCTCCTTATATACCTGCTACGTTGTTTCCTAAGATATGTTCATTAATCATAACTCTAAGAGCAAAGCCCTCTTCAGTTGTGTCAGAATGATCAGGATCTCTTGAAACACCTATTATTTTTAGTTGAGCTGTTGCTGCTGCTGTTGTTGCTGATATCTTTGATAAAGAATTGAACAACGGCGAGCCGCCATTAGCTGTAACTTGATCGGCACAATGTCCTACTTCATTAGCATTGAATGCAGTATCTGCAGACATTACTTCAAACATTTGTTGCGGATTATCATTGATAAGTGCAACTATGTCTGTAGCTGTGTTAGAAGCGGGCGAATAGTTCGACCATGTTGGTTTACTTGTTGTTGCGTCTGTATAAAATACACCGTTAAGTACGCCGAGGTTATTAACCCCTCCGTTAGCGGCAGTAAGCACAACTCCATCAGCAGTCAAAATTGTCAAAGCGCTATGACAAATTAAAGCTGAAGAAGCGGCTACATTCCACTCACTTAAACCGGCATTATTATACGACTGTCCAACCATCTTAATGGGTTTGAAACCAAACCCTGTTGTTGAAGCGTTAGCCATATTATTTTCTCCTTATGAACCTGCCCCGAGGGGCCTCCAGTTCGGTTTATAAAATTTCGTTGGTTTAAAGTAAAATTACTTTTTGCCACCGAAGGTTGTACGAGTTTGCATATCGATATCGATAGGCATTCCCCTATGCTGTTCCTTCATAAGATCGTTGTCGATTGCACGTTGTTGATCACTAGCTTCTTTAGCATAATAATCTTGTCTTTGCTTTGCGATCTCTTCCGGTACCCTTGTCAGCACAAGGCCTCCGTGCCCGATAACCCCTGCGTATTTGCCGTCCATGATTGCTGGAAAGTCCTCATCTGGATATTCATCAGATCTTACAAG